CTGATATATCATAAGAGTCGCAACCAAACGCCCCCATGTGTTCATTACCAGGATATTTTATACCATTTTTAATTATTACTCTATTTTGTAAATGTTGAGGTGGCACCCAACTAACTTTAAACCTACCTTTTGGATCTGGATAAAATATTACTTGTGAATCTTTAACACCATTCACCCATTGAAAATTACCAACTGTTACACCAAGAGACCTATACATCTCTTCATTATAATCTATTTGCTCGTATATTTTTACTAAGTTAAAAATAGAGTTTTTTGTTTCATCTCTAAACGCGTGTTCTTCAGTACGCGGGAACTGTCTGTAAAACTCGTTTAAAGCATCTTGATCGTCTTTTAAACCATCAGCTTCATTCTGCCAATTATCTACTACACCTATATCTATTAATTCACCGTCTGGGGCAAACACATCGACGTTAGGAGTAGTGAATACTGGAATTCCGTACTCGTCAATAAATCCTTCGTAGTTCCATTCCATTGGGATAAACAAAGAATATAAACCAGATTTTGTTTGACCATTTCTATTTCTCTTAGTGACATCTGATGCATTATATAATTTTTTAAAGTTATCACCACCCTTGTCTAAAGCATTTGACGTTGAACCCATCATACATTTACCTATAATCCTACTACCTAATCTTAAACAAGTTTTTGTAACTCGCCAGTTATTTAATATATTATCAGGTCTTTCCCACTTACCACTTTCATCATGTACTAATAATGCAAGCTTTTCACCGTCATAACTATTATCACCAGTATTTTTCCAGTCTATAGTTGTGTCTAAACCTTGTATATCTTCAAGCTGTTCATTAGCAGTTATTTTTTTTCTAGTAAATTTACTGGCTGGTACTCTATACGCAAGCTCTGATTTTGGCCTGTCCATACCGTCTTGTATTGGTTTAAAGAAAAAAGGATAGTTAATACTAATTGGTACTACTTTGTCTGTAAACATTTTCTTAGCATCAGCACCTGTTTTAGAAAGTATACCATATCTACTATCACTTGATATTGTTGCTAAGTTAACAGTTTCAGCTGAAGACATAAAAGAAAATCCAGAACGTCTATTTTTTAAATAACACATACCGTAACATCTATTATCTGCTTTACAAGCCTCCCAAAATATGTAAAATATTCTATTAGCTTCTCTAAAATCTGGAGCACCTACATCTATTTTACTCCATTGCAGATACATGTAATGTGTACCTGTTATATATGTAGGTTTGTTCTTGTTTATAAACCAAAATCCTTCCTCTCTTCTTTTAAACTCTTCGTCTATATAATCATACCATTTTTCTTTTTGTTCTTCTGGGTATGATCTCCAATCAAATATGTTTTTAAGTCTTGATAATTCTTTTGGATATTCTATTTTTTGCCATTTATTTATTTTGTTGGTGTGCACGTGCACTGGCAACATTGGCAAAGCAATGCGCAAACCTTGGATCTCAACCACGTCCCCAATTTTACCAGTTTTTGATATAACGACGATATCATGTTCTTTATTGTATCCATATTTCCATTTTTTAGATTTATTAAGCCTATTAATAGTTGTTTTCTTAACAGGTTCTATTACTTTAATTAACTCTTGATTATACATTATCTTGATCTTCCTTCTGCAAATCCTTTAAAAATTTTTGGCTTTTTTTCTTCAGAAGACTTGCCTTCAAGTATATTTTCTTCTTCTTGGATTCTATTTAATATTTCAAATGCATCAAATATAGCTAACTTTTTAGTAGCTGCTGCATTTTTTAATCTATCAGCTGATACATCATCTTCAGTGTTTGTAATAATTTTTTCTTCAGCTACTTTAATTAACTCATCAACTGCTTTGCGCCCAGCTCGGATTATATTCTTTTTCGTTTCCTTGATATTCATATTTAATTGTAATAAATTTAGATAAAACTCTATATAGTCTTTGTGTGTCAATAACAAATTCATATTCGCTATTAGGGGTAAAACCAACAAAATCATTAATATTTACAGTTCCGTCAGAGTACTTAACTATACCTTGTAACGGTCTTTCTTTTTCAATACTAAAATTATTTATGGATTTTAAAGGTTTTACAAAACAATATCCTTTTGGTGCTAACCATTTATTTTTTCTTTTATATAAAAATATTTGATCATAGTTTACAAAATAAGTTTCTTCATCAAAATAGCTTCTACTATTTTTTTCTATGCCTTTAACGTTATGCCATCTCCTAAACACATTATGATGTACTATAACTGTATCACCTGGTTTTATATCTGTACTACCAACAATAGGTGTTGATATAACAATAGCTTCTCTATTTATATATTGATGATTAAAAATTTCAGTATTAAGTATTAACTCTGAGTCACCAACTTTTTTAATATTGTTATATCTTTTTCCTTTTGGCTTTACAACAAAGTTGTAAACACTTTTCATTAGTATTCTAGATTATATTCTACAGATACAGCCATGTTTTTGTTAAAGTCTTTCCAAGGTAGTACGTCTTTATTTTTTTTAATATAAACAGAAAACTTATCATCTTCTTCTATAATATCGCAAATAGTATGACCACCATAAACTTCTTGACCAACAGCATAGTGCATAGCGTCGTTTTTATAGTCTTTACCTACACTAATCTTTCTTATTAACTTCGCCATTTTCTTTTGGATAATTTATTGAGCCATCATTTATGTTGATATCATAAGTTCCGTAGTCTTTTTCAAACTCTTGTTGTATTACTTTTAACTCATCTCTTAAACCAGCTATATTATGTAATAAATCATGTTTTCTAATTTCCATAGAACCTAGCTCTATTTGAACTCTGTTTATATTGTTTACCGTATCTTGAACTTTTTTCAATTGTTCTTCGGTAACCTTTTCAGGTTTTAAGTCTAAAACTTTTTCTTTTTTTGCCATTTTATTTAATTTAATTATTAATTTTTTATTCTTCTTCTTCTTCTTGCCAATCTGTTCCTGTTACTATTTTTAATATATCAGTTTTACTATATTGTGTTTTACCTTCTAAAAAGCTAGGTGTATTACCAAAAAATGATATTAAAGATAAAGATCCATTTAAAGATCTTCTAACTGTGCTTTCAGAATCTTGCTCTACCAAGCCGTAATCAACGCTTGAAAGCTCACTTGTATTTATTATTACGTATTTTTTCATATTAAGTAAAATCTCCTTTATGTTCAACTACTGTAGGTGCGTTTACATAAGTAGAATTAGCACCTGCTTCGTTTATACAAACTGTACCTGATTTTTCTTCAAATCTGTGATACATTATCAAATTATTGTTATCAATGTGCGAGCTACCTGCTAAATCTAAACCACCAACACCAGCGTTATATATTGTTGTTACTTGCCCTGCAGAGAGCACTTTAGCATATATAACTAATTGATCTATATCGCCGTCCCAATAACTACCACCTGAATGCCCCATTATTTCAAGTGTATCAAATGTAGCATCAGCAGTTTGGGTTTGAGCTACGTTGTTTTCACTAGCGTTTACAACTGATCCATTAACATATAACGTAACTTTATCAGTAGAATAACCAAATGTGCCTACTACATGAATCCAACCATCATTATCTTGGCCTGCCTCATAACCACTGTTATTACCACTTTTTGCTACTTTAGCACTACCTCCAGCAAACTTTACAGCAAATCTTATTTCTTCATGAGCATTATGATAAAATAACTGTATTAGGTTATCATCATTAGATTCAGAAAATTTAAATATAAATGTTGAACCACTAACACTATCAATTTTAACCCATGCTGATATACTAAACTCACAAGTAGTATCGTTAACACGATTCTGTAAAGCAGATAACGTGTCTGCGTGTGCTGTAATATGTTGATCTGTACCATCAAACCTATAAAAAGTTTGATTGTGCATATCTGTTATTGTTGGTGAAATACCTAGACCTGAACTTAACATTATTTACCGAAATAAGCTATTACACCAGCTGCAGAAGGCTTAAATGCTGTCCATCTTCCATATATAGTAAGTCCTTTTGGAAAAACTTGTGAAGCAGCTGTTAAACCACCAGCACCATGATATTCATCAAGAAATATTAAAGCTTGAGAGCTTGGTGTTATTTGAGCATCTAAAGTTACTGTAGTTGTACCATTAAAACTTACAACTTTAACACCTTGTGCATTTGGACCACTATATATTGGCACTGGAGTTTCAGCATCAATAGTTTGTACTGTACCACCTGACTCATCCGCATCATCATTTACTAATAATACATATTGTCCTACTTTTACTCTACCAGCACCTGAGGTTGCTAAAGTTACATTACTTCCAGCTGCTATAGTACCATTTGTTACATGGCTAGCATGTACACCGTTAAAGTTAAAATAGTTATTATCAGCTACTTCAATATCATCATCTGTAGATCCTGATATTGCAAAATAACCAGGTCCTTGTCTATCTAGTTTTTCTGGCGTTAAAACAGCTGGTGTGTTATCAGCTAAAAACGTAATAGCTATAATTACATGATCTTTTGGAGGTACAATAGTTTGTGCTACATCTGAATACGCACTACCTAATTGTCCAAAGTTATAAGAAACTTCTGTTGAATTTATTCCCATTATTTTTTTACTTTTTCAAATGATCGACCACCAAAATAAGCACCGATCACGGTTATTAATACTAATTGAAGTAAATCAACCCATGATGACTTAACTTCAAAACTTAATGCACCTGCATCTATAAATATTAATAGCATGGTGCATACTATTAAAAATATTAATACCATTGGCCTAACATTTTTACTAAGCCAAGAGTCTGATTTTAAATCTACTTGCCAGCGAGCTGTAATGTTCTTTTCCATTTCAACTTGATAGCTAGCAATTAATTCTTTTATTTTTCTTTCTGCCTCTAGTTTTTCTTCAGCAGAAGTGTGTAGGTTATCTACAACACCACCTATGTTTTTTACAAGATCAGCAGTTCCACCTGAAAATATTTTTCCTAACATATTATTTATTTTTTACTTTTTCAAACGCACTAATACCAAAACATCCTAATGTTACCATTACAAATGAATTATATATAGTGTCGTTAATTTCTAGTTCTCCACCCCCTACGTACCCCATATATATAACAGCAGTGCTTAAATCTATAATAGCAAATAATACCATAATAGCAAAAGATATAAAACCAACTACATTTTTTTCGTTTATATCGTTTTTATTTTTAAACAGCTTCCACATATTACACTGATCCGTGATTGTTTCCGTTATTAGCTTCTTTTTCCCATGGAAAGCCTTCGCTACCTGCTTCTTTTGCAACACCATCTACAATTATCATATCTTTACCGTCAATTGTTTTACGCTCAAATTTTTCACCATTATATAAAACGTAATCATCTGTATAAGCTAACTTACCTAGTTTCATATCAGTTGCATGGCGCATTTCATGGTTTATAACTTGTCTTTCTTCTTCACTACCTGGTATTATCTTATCGCTAATAAATATACTACCATCCATATTAGCTTCGCCAAGTATTCCTTCTGCTAAAGGTTTTCTAATAACAGGTGTACCTGGTACAGAGGCGTCACTACCAGCTTCTTTACCAAAACTCATTTTAGTCCTTACTTCACCGCTAACCATATAAGGTTGCCTTGATTTACCTAGTTTAAATCCCATAGTTATTTTTTTATTCTTGTCTAGGTCCTACTGGAATTTTTCTAGGGCCAAAACCTGATTCAATTGCAAGTTTTTTCGCAGCTTCATCAGACATTCCACCACTAACTAAAGCAGTATGTGTAGGTTTCTTTTTTTTCTTTGGTTTTATTTTAAAACCTTTTATTGGTGAAGCACCCATTAATTTAGCGATTGAAGGCTTGTTGCCTGATTTTAACATAAATGCACTATTTTTTTTCATCTGTCTTTGTCTTTTATCATATCATCTATAGCTTTATTATAAACTTTATCTGTATATGATTTGTTATTATAAAAAACACTTCTTTCTGATGTAGGTAAATCTTCTTCACCTAGAAGTATTCTGTAGATTCTACTTATCATTTGTGAACATTTAAAAGATGTTTTAAATACAGAGTACATTATAGTAGTTCTATTACGATGTCTCCAAGTATCTATCCAACCATCTCTTCTTAATCTGTCCCACCTTGTTTTATCCCATGAATAAGTGTAAACTCCATCCATAAAATCTTTTCGTGTAAATCTT